TTATGTGCTTGCTTGCTTGATGCGCTGCGCGGATTCGCGCGCCTTGTCGCTAGCCTTCCTTATGGCGGATTCTGTTTCAAATCCCAGCCGTTCGATCGCCGCGACGAAGTCTTTTCCGGCGGCGTCGATAGTCGCAGCGGCCTGCTTTTCCTTAGCTTCGCCGGTCTTCGGAACCCCCTGCTGCTTCACTGGATGGGGCTCGTTAGGATTTGTGTAATGACCCATATCTGACTTCGTGGCTTCGACTTCACTCGTTGTCCGATCGACAATCTGCGAAACCTGCAGGTAATCGTCGATTGCACCAGTCAGGTTTTCGAGAGCTTCATTACCACGTGTCTGCGCTTCTTCGAGTTTTTTCGTCGCGCGCGTTAGTTCTTGCTGAGCTTTATCCAGGTCTTCCTCACCCCCCGACTCTTTAAACTCTTTCGCGAACTCGGGATCGAGAGTCTTCGCGAGGCGTTCGTCGACATTCCTTCCGATGGCCCCACGCACGATTCCGGACGTCTTCAGCATGAGAAGCCTATCTGTGCTGATGTCTTTTCCTTCGCGCATTTCTCGCAAGATTTTTGCCGCCGCCTTTTGCTGAGCGACCGGAAGCATGGCGAGGTTGGCTTTGTCCGCGTTTACCCGATTTTGCGCCGCCGCCACTTGCTCCTGGGCGGCTAACTTCTGTTCCTTTGCGGCCCGCACGAGCTCCACGCTTGTGGCGAGCTGACTCTGCAGGGCGGCTGCGCGTTCTTGTGCAAGGTCGCGAAGCTGCGTCGCTGTTTTGAGCAATTGTTCTTGTTGCGAGAGCTGCATCTGAAGGTCGAGGGGCATCGGGTCGGGATGCGGCTGGCCCGAAAACGTCGCTTCGCGGCGCTGTCGATCGCGAAAATCGTAAACGGCCCCCATCCCTTTGCCCGTCCACCAGGCTGCGAATCTGCCGAACGTGTTATCGGCTGCCCGGCGGATGCCGCTTTCGACAGCGCCCCGCCGGCTTTCGTCAACGGTCTCTTCGTTGGCCGCTTCATCAGGGACCGCTACCCCGACATGTCCGCGAGCAAGGTCGTTGAGTTGCTTGGTCTTGGTCGCCTCCCCCCATAGATCCTTAGTGCGGCCAGCAAGTCGATTCCATCGGGCGAGGTACAGATCCTTCCCAAGCTGCATTTCCGCGTTGGCTTCCGCTGACCGGTCGGCCTCAAGGCTCTCCCTCGTAATCGGACCCGGTTTGGAAGCTAGGCGTTGTCGAAAGCTGGCGGCCGTAAGCTTGAGATCGCCGGCATCTTCCACATGCCTGTGTGCCTCTTCGATCTTTTCATGTCCTTCGTAGTAGCGGCGGACTCTCTCCTGTTGCTCGCCCATTTGCTCCATAGCTCGCTTGCGGGTTTCCTGGGAGTGAGCAATCCGCTTCTCGATTTCGGCGCTTCGTTTCGCTGAATCGTTCCATTCGACGACTGTCCCGGTGAGGGTGTCGAATTGTCCGCCGAGGAATCCAATTCGATTGAGCAACATCTTGAAGGCGTCGTGGACGAAGACGCCTTCCGCTATAGCAATGGCTCCGATGCCGGCGATTTCCCCGGCCGGCCCCAGTTTCGTCACAATCCCTTTGGCATAAGCCACAGCCGCTGTTGCCGCGCCGCCTGCCGCGGACCCGACGCCTGATTCGCCACCCGCGTTGTCGCCCGGGCCCGCCAGCAACTTTTTCCCGCCGCCCACCCCCGCTGACAAATGCTTGGTTGTTTCGAGGACTTTGTTGATGCGCTCGAAGAGCTCCAACCCGTGCTCGAAGACGCCGAAAGCAGCCTCGAACTTCTTGAAGCTCTCTTCCATCTTTTCGAGCGATTCCTTGCTCGTCGCGCTGAGGACAGTCAGATCCTTAGCGAGGTCTCGTACGCCGGAGGCGACTTTGCCGAATCCGGAGATCCCTTTTTTGACCAGTGCTTCCTGAGCTTTTTCCGCGCGCTGAAAGGCTCCTTCCGACGAGCCGGCCTCCATCGCCTTGCTCAGCGCGTCGCGCATCGCCTTCCCGAAGCCGTTGGCCGCGGCGATCATTTTCTTGAAATGCGCGTCAAACGCTTGTGAGGCGCGCGACGCGGCACCGTTCACCTGCTGCAGGATGCGAGTTTCAATCTCGCCATTCGCCTTGTCGGCCTCGAGGCGCAGCGTGACTACAACAGTTCGGTCGCTGATACCAAGTCCACCAGCCATCAAATCGTCCTCGTTAGCACGGCTTCGAGCAGTTTTTGCAGATGCTCGTGCCGGGTTTCTTCGACGTATTCTTCAACTTCGCGGATCAGGCCGGCGTGGTATTTCACGATCGAATCGTCCGGGAACTGGCCGGTCGCTTTACATTGCACGTAATGGGCGTAGGCCTTTTGGTTTTGCCGGGTGAGCGACTTCGGATTTTCGGGCGTCCCTTTGGGGCAGCCGTTTTCCTTTTGCCGGCAGGGAGGCACCGAGACGACGCCTTTGGGCGGCCGACGCAGCGGCTTGCCGTCTTGCGTCGTGTCGATGGCGCCGGTCTTTTCGTTGTAGAGCCATTCGTGACATTTCTGGCAATCTCGGCGGGCGACCTGGGGGTATCGCTTGAGCAGCAACACCCCGCTTACGAGTTTGGGGCGCCGGCCTCCGGCGATTGCGATTCGTCCGACGACTCGTGCGACGGCTGCGAGTCGGACGCCTCGAGCTGGAACACGATCGCCTGCAGCCGGTCGTAAAGCGTCACCGGCAGCTTTCGCAGCGTCGCCCCGTCGTGCGGCACCGCCTCGCCCTTGGCGTTCTTCAAGTCCCAGTTCTTGATCGCCTTGGCGAGAAAGGCGGCCACTCGTTCGACCTTTTTGTCCGCCTGCAGGTTGTCGAAGCCGTTGCCACAAACGGCCGCCCGATCGCCGGCCGTCGCCGCGCGGTAAGTAAACGAAACGGCCGCGTGCAGGCCCGGGGCCTCCTTCACGTAGCCGGCCACGGTGTATCCGTCGTCGATGAATCCGATCGTCATGGGAGTGGTCCTTGTCTCTTGTACGGTGGGCCAAGGCCGCCTCGGCCGCAGGCCCACCGATTTTTTTGAAGAGCTCGTGGGCCGGCGCCCGGAAGCCGGGCTTGGCCCACCTTACGAATCTGCGGCCTGGACGTGGTTGCTGGTGAAGTTGGGATGCGTGTAGGGTGTCACGCGGCTAGCCCGCACAAAGAGCCGCCGGCTCACCCGTGGGCGTTGGTGACGCTCAGTTCCAGCGACGCGCCGGTCTTCATGGCCTTCGCGTCGATCTCGAGGTGGATTTCGTCCCCCTTCTTGGTGACGTTGGGCGACTTGCCCGGCCACATCAGGTACGGAATGGTGAAGGTCAGCACCGACTGGGTCGAACTGATGGTCTCTTCGGCGTTCGAGAAGACCGCCGTCGCCGAGCCGAACGCGTTGGCCGCGATGTTGTAGAGGGCCGTTTCGACGCTGGTAAACGCGGTCTGCATCTTGACGGTCACGTGGCGGTCCGTGGCCGGAATCTGCGAGCGGGTCAACTCGTTGACGAACCGATCGGCCAGCAGGTTGTTATCGATCGTCAGTTCCCAACTGAACGCTGAGTACGTGCTGCTGCCGTTGAGCGTGAAGGCCGCGTCGGAGTAGATGAAGGGGCGTTTGGCGTCGAGCGTCATGCCAGTCGGGAACGAGCCGGCGGCGCCGACGGTTTCGGTCTCGGCCTCGACCGACAAGGCGCACTTGAGCATGGGATCGCTCGGGGAGCCGGTGAACGTCGCCTTGCTGACGTAACACGGCCCATACGTGAACACCTTCGCCACGCGATCGATCATCAGGTAGAAGCTCGGCAGCGTCTCAGTGAGCGAATAAACCGACGACGTCGGCCCCGTACCGAGGATGTAAGCCAGAAGTGTGTCCATGCTCGAGATGTCGCAGAGCAGATTGACGGTGCCGCCGACCTTGTAGGGCGTCGTGCGGACACGCTCCTGCGCATACGAGCGAGTGCCGCGAATGCCCGGGCTGTCGGCAAACGCGCGCTGAGCGGTCATCGATTCGCTGACGAATTCGAGCCAAAGCGAAGAGCTGGAAAATGTCGACGTGGAGGAAAGTGCCATCTGACTGGCAAAGCCGATTGAGGCGGTCATGCTTTCTTGTCCCTTTTTGTGCCGGCGCGCCGGTTGGACCGATGCCTGGCGGATGCCGGCGGTCGGTTCGGTCTGCCGAACGCGCTACTAAGTTGAGCCGAGGTTGTGGATGATTTGATCCCGGAGCCGCGCGGCCGCCCGCGCGGTTTGAGAGTCGTTGAAATGGATCGGACGCACTGGTGTCGGGTTTGAGCCGTGAAGTCCGTGCGCGATTGTGTGCAAGAGCTTTGCGGGCCCAGATTGGAACAGGGACGATTGTGGAGTCGAGGACTCCGCGCCCGAGCTTTCGTCGGCAAGCGTCTGCAGCGAGGCCACCAGCTCGCCCAGCCGGGTGCCGAATTGTTCGACGGGAATCGGTGAAGTCGTCATGCGTGCGGATTCTCCGACAAAGAGCCGCGCACGAAGTAAGCGGTGTCTTTCTCTGTGTGTCGAAGACCATTCACCTCAAACTGAAGACCAGATGACCCAGGCTCAAAACCGCTTACTTCGTGCGCGGCTCCTTCAAACGCGCACGCCTTGGCCGCCAGCTCGGCCGCGCTGGCCAGCGCCGTTTCGATCGGTTCGCCCAGGTCGGTTGGGTTGCGCGCCGTGTCGAACTGCCGATGCACGCGGCCGACGAGTATTGCGCTGTCCGGCAGCCCGAACGCCGCCTTGTACTCGGCAACATTTGCCGCGAGGTCGTCGGTCGGGTAGTGCCGACGTCCCTGTTGAGCTTGCAGCAACATTTTGGGCTCGGGGGGATTCTTGGGCTCTGACATCTTTTCTCCAGCGGGCTAGCCGCAAGGGCGCGTGTCCGGGTTAAATGCCCGGACCCAATGTCCGGGAAAACGTGACGCGGCAAGCCCGCACAAACCGGCCCTTCGCCGGGCCGCACTCACCCCGCGCTGCGGGGTTCGCGGCACGTCGCTTGAATCATGTGCATCGACAAAAACAGATTCGCGTACCAGGCCGACGGGTCGACCGTCATCAGCGGCTTGACGAACGTCTTGACGCTCTCGCTCGTCAGCGGCCCGAGCTGCTTCATGTGGAACAGCCGGCGAATGTTCTGCCGCCAGTTGAGTTCCTGTTCATAGTTGGCTGCCTGGTCCTGGTTGTCGTTGTTGACCAATGCCACGAGCACGTTGTAGGTGATGTCGTCGCGGTCATTGACTCCCGTCGACAGGTCCTCTTCGCCCGACGGCGCGATGATCACGCAGGGCAGCGATTGATTTCGATCGGTCGGCACTTTTTGGATTACCACGTTCGACGAGGTGAGACCGACGAGCGTGCCGGCCGTGATCGCGCCTTGAATTGCGGTCTGAATGTCCTGCATCACTCGGTAAAGAACTGCGTCAGCTGGCATGATCTATTAGTCCAAAGCCCGTGCGCCTGCTTGGTCCAAGGTCCAAAGTCCAAGGTCCAATGTCGGAAGACCAAGAAACGCGAGACGCCAAGGTCTTTTCGTCTTTCGACTTTGGATTTGGACTAAGCGCATCGCTAGCTGCCCGTTCTCGAGGTTGCTTCGAACCAGCCGGAAAATGTGTCGGAATAGTTGGCGAACGTCACGACGATGTAATACAGGCTGCCGACGGTGAGGTTGGCCGTGCCGGGAATGAGTCCTCGATAGTCGCCGTTGGTTGCCGTCACGAATGACATGGTGACGCCGGTAAGTCCGCTGATTGCCGGTCCCTGCAGCGGGCTGCTCTCGGGCCCGATGTTGTAGTAGACGGTGAATGACGGCCGAGCATCGGTGACGGCCTTGCTGGTCGACGCCAGGATGTAGCCTTGCAAATACACATCGTTGTCGTTGCCGACGAAAAGTGTCGCCACAGGTATCTCTGTTTGCGGGCGTACCGCCTGTTTGCTGGTTCGCTTTCATGCGGCTAGCCCGCGTAAGCCGGCCAACGGCTGGGCTAGCCTGCACAGAGAGCCGAGGCTCACTGCACGGTTAGGTTGGCTTGTCGTGTCGGCGTTACGGTGAAATTGGTTGCTTTGCGAGTCGGCGTCACGGTCAAGAACGCCAACTTGGCCCCCACAAACCCTCCCGCCGGGGTCAAACGCAGGCGGGACAATCGATGCCGGTATTGCGTACGCGGCCGTGGCACCGGACGCACGAACAAACCCGTGTAGCGGGGCAGCGATATGCTTGGCGGCGGAGCTCCGATGACTGGCGACGCGTAGACGATGCAGTCGCGAACGCGGGGCTTGATCCCCTTCTGCTTGGCCAGGACTGTGTAGCCGGTATAGTTCGGAGTCGGCACCCCCGGCGGAACGCCGGTTTCAATGCTCCGACCGAGGATCGGCTGAATGACCTTGCGCTGCTTGCCGCCGACTGGGTTTTTTGGTCCGGCGAGAACAACAGTGGCTTGAGTTCCAAAGGCCGGCGTGATGAGCGTTAACTCGGCGCCCCACGGGCCTTGAATCGTTCCGGCCCAGTCTCCGTTTGAGGACTGGATCACGTAAGACGACTCGACGCCATATTGCGTCAGCGGATTGGCCGTGAGGACGGTGAGGAGGGCCGAAATGCTGTCGAAGTTAGCCCAATTCCCGGCACCGACCGGAGTCTCGTAGCGGAACTGAAAGTCGGCGTGGAGCGGACCGGTCCCTTCGATGTTGCTACCCAGTGTTGGCGCCGTCGCAAGGACTTGAAAGCTCGTGGCGCTTGCACTCGTCTGCACAATGCTCGGTGCAGCCGGCTCCGTGGCCCAAGCGACGGCGCTCGACGCCGGACTCGTCCCGTTGCCGTTGACGGTCTGAACCTTGAAGGCGTATTCGTTCGCGGCCGTGAGCCCGCTGACTGTGTAGGAGTTCGTGTTGACTCCCGACGCTATCTGCGCGAACGTCCCGCCCAGCGAGCTGGCCTGCAACACGTTGTAGCTCGTGGCGCCGGTGACCGCGTTCCAACTCAGATCGAGCGCCGTGGTCGGATTCGTGGCATCATTGGTGACAGACAGTCCAGTCGGAGCGCTCGGAGGCAGCGTCAGCGCATACGGCCCGAGGCGCGGCTGCTGAACTGGAAATCTGCGACCCTTGATTGCCACAGGTGTTTCTGCCTTGCGTCGGCGCTGGCCGTTTCGGCCATAACGGCCGACGCCAGCTAAAGTCTGCGGCCTAGCCGCTTAGGTGTCTCTAAAAACGTGATGGTTCGTGCGGGCTAGCCGCGTGTTTGCCGGTTAGCTTTCCTGCGGGTAGCCCGCATAAGCCGGCCAATGGCCGGGCGGTCAGGCCGCAGAAAGGTAGCCAGCGGCTACCCGTTGTATGGAGCAAACTTGTTCGCGTCGGCCGGATCCGCGACCTTTGCTGCCGGCGGCAACGCTTTGATTCGCTCAGCTTCCGTGACGGTCGCCGCGACCCAGGGACCTTGCCTGAAGCACTCCGTTTCACCCCGATCGTTGAGCGAGTAAATCAGCACCGTACCGGTGACGAGATCGGGATTTGCTTGCTGGGCGTATTGCAGAACGCAGACCTCCGCATAGGGGCGGTCCGAATCCCCCATGCGCTCGCCGTACAAATAACGCTTGCCTTCCCAGTCTTTGACCCACTGGGTTTTCGCGTGCGTGCCGCCAGACTTGGCGATTGTGCGGACCGCATCGAGAATCCCCAGGGACTCTGCTTGCTGGGCCGCCTGGCGTCTCATTTCGAGAACTGCGGTCGTCGTCATTTGGTCCTGTCTTTAATGAGGTATGCGGACTTCTTGGTTCCGCGCCGTTTCCGCATGTACTTTCGAGTGTAATCGCGGCGCTTTTCGCGCTGTTCAGCTGTCATTGCCCACCAGCGGCCGTTGTGGCGTTCGCGATTGTTCTTCGCCCATGCTTTCGATCGCTCAGACGCCTCGCGGCGTTTTTGCTCTTCCGATTTCCTCGGTCCGCGATGCGGGATTCTCGCCACGTTGCAGGCGTGGCAGGAAATCGCCAAATAGCGAACATCGTTGATCGGTTTCAGGTGCTCCAGCGTCAGGTCCATGCCCCGCAGGTTTTTCTTGCCGCAATGGCAGCAGGTCCGCTTCGACTTCTCGAAGACGGCCATCACGTCGTCTGCGGTCAGATGGCCCGGATATTTCAGATTGGCCGAGGCGGCCTTTCTGTGCATTGTGGCGCGCAACGGATTTCTCCGAATCCAAGCGCGGTTCCGCTTGGCGATTCGCTCGGGATTCCTGGCGTAATATTCGCGTGCCTTCTTTCTGTATTGATCCAGGTTCTTTCTCCGCTTTTTTCGGAGTGCCCGGAGTACTCTTTTTGAATTCTTGTGATACCAAGCGATTTGATACGCGGCTTTTGCCGCACGCTTTTCTGCTAGGGTCTTGTGTCTCATGAGCGTAAATATATACGCTCTGTCGATGACCTACAAGTTTAGTCAGAAACTTACTTTTAAGTAACAGTACATGTTCACGCCGGCTGGAGCCGTGACCCGAATGCGAGTGAAGTTCGCCGCCTGACACCAGGGCTCTTCGCCCAAGGGGAACTGTTGCACGAACGGGCCAGTCGGGGGTGCGAGTTGCGGACCCGCGAGATTCCGCACCGAGGTGATCGAGCCTTCGGCGCTGGAGGTGTACCCCGAGGCGGAGGTGCCCACGCTGATGTAGTTCGAGGTCGGGCTTCCGAACTGCACAGCCTCGCCGTCGACACCAGTCAGGTCGGCCGCAGCGAAGGCCGTGACGGTGGCATTCACCGTCCCGGTCTCAATCAACTCCACCTGAATCGGTGTTGCGGCGGTGAAGCCGTCGAAGCTGAAACCCCATTCGATGATGCGACAGGGCACCGTCGGCTTGAGCTGCAACATCGTTTTGATGGTGGTTCCAGTGCCGACCTTCGCGAAGGCCGCCGTGGTCTGCATCGGACCGTTTGCGAACTGATAAATCATATCCTGTTCCTACCAAAAGTTACGTGAACCGATTGTTGCCGTTCCGACGACGAACGCCGGCGTCAGGCCGATGAGCCCCGTGGTCTGCACAGCGCCGCCGGTGACGCCGGATTCGGAGTAGATGCCGCCACTACTTCCTGTTCCTGGGATGTAATACACCGTGATCGCAAAGGAATCGATTGAAGCCGTGGCGGACGTGTTGGTGGTGTTCTGGACATCAAGCGCAACTCCAAAATTTGAGGCATTGATATCCGAGACCCCGAGCGTCAGCCCCCACAGGTCGGCCCCACCGCCATACATGGCCGTCGCGTCGGATGTCCCGTACGCTGTCGCACTCGCCTCATTGTTTCCCGAAATTGTGCCGCCTTTGATGAGCGACAGAACGTCATCGATGAGATTTCCACCGCTGGCGTGGCGAACGATGGACAATCCAATGCCATTGATGGTCGAACCGCTCGGGATGTTGAAGCCGAAGTTGGTCGCTTCGAGATAGTCGGTAACAGCGGTCCCCTTGCTAGAGATGCTGCCGGAAACCGCGTACTGACCGTCAGTAATTTTGGCGTTGCCGGGATTCGTCCAAGTGGCGTTCCCAGAGCCGGACGACACGTCTGCCACCGTCCCAGGATTGGCAGTAGCAGTATTCGTGTAGTAGTAGACAGCGACTGTGATCGAATCAGCAAAGACGGAGACGCCATTGCTGTTCGGAGTGGTCGGCTGAAACTGCACGCCAAAGTTGCTGGCGTTGATATCGCTGTAAAGGAAACTGGAGCCCCAGAGATCGCTGGAACTCCCGTATGTGGCCGTTCCGTCGGTGGTCGGATAAGTTGTGTTGCTGGCTTTGTTGTTCCCGACTGCCACCCCTCCCTTGATCAGCTTGACGGTTGTGTCGCCATTGTTGTTTCCGCTTCCAATGTGTCGGACGATGCTAACGACAATTCCAGTGACCGTGGCGGTTGAAGGCAGGCTGAAACCGAAACCTGTGGAAGAAACCGCCTGGCACAAAATACCGCTGTTGGCTGGCGAGCATGTTGCATATTGCCCATCGGTCGCCTCAAGGTTCGTGAGATTGGACCAAGCCTGCCCTGAACCAGACTGAGAAAAGCTCGATGGGAAGTTCGGGCCTGCCGGCATTAGCTCACGACCTTCAGCCCGTGGCGTTCCAAGAACTCCTCTTGGTTGTCCGCCAGCTCGCAGACCCCGAAGCTTTTGAAATCCAAATTGGCAACGCAGCCGTTTACCATGTCTGGCGAGCCTCGGAAGAAGCAGAAATAATGTGTCGCCGGCGACTGGCCCGTAGGGCTGGCGGGATGCGGTAGAGCACGCTCGGGGATTTCTCCGTGTCCAGGGTTGTGCAAGTCCCACGCAGCGATCGCGGCCTGACGTGCCTGGACCACCTCGCTAATCGGGGCCAGGGCGCCCGCCGTGATTGTGCCGAGACGACGTATCTGTTCGATGTCGACGCGCTGATTTTCTGTCGTTGTCTCAAAGACCGCTTCGTTGTCACCGAGAATGGGCGGCTCGGTTACGTTGCGGAGGATTTTGTTCGTCGTTTTGTCGTAAACGATGTACATTGAAGGACTCACGAAATCACGACGATTCGGATTCGAGGCCGAACGCACCATCGAGCTGGGTATGACGGGCACCCATAAGGCTTGGTTATCCATCGGATTCGTTGCGACGGCAGCTTGTTATCTTGGGCTGCTCGCGGCTCCCCCAAGGATGGAGCTACACGAGGACGACAGCATTTTTTACATGTCACAAGCTCACGACATCTTCGTGGGGCGTCCGGTGGGTAACCATCAGTATCCGACAGGCTACGCACACCTACTTGCGATGGCCCATGTGGATTTGGGGCGACCGTGGTACAGGGTTGTCGCTATCAACCTGGCGTTCCTCGCTCTTGGTCTTTCCTCGGCCTTCTTTCTACTGCGAGGGACACTACAGCTCTCGCAGCCCGAGTCTGCGGGTATTTGCCTTCTTTCCCTGTGGTCATGGATGCTCGTTACATTCTCAACTCGCCAACTGCCCGAACCGGCGTTCTTTGGGCTCTCTGGGTCGTGCCTTTTATTTGCGAGTCTCGCTTCAGAACGCGAGCGATTTGTGCCTAACTTCGCGACGGCGCTGTTGCTGGCATGCATAGCAGTCTGGGTTCGATCGGTGGGCGCGGCCCTGCTCCCGGTTCTGCTCTTCGTCCTCGTCAAGAGGATTGACAGGCGATTCATCCACTGGTTCGTGCCGACAATTTGCGTCATTGCGCTGTGCTTCGGGCTGTTGTTCCGCGATCGATTGATGCCCAAGAATTATTCTGGTGGCTTTTCTGCAACACTCGCGCACCCCGTCTCCACCATTTCCCAGACGACGTTGTGGCGTATCCGAGAGATTGGCGAGGTCGGCCAGAACGCATCACCGACCGCCTTCGAGCCTCGGGAGCAGTCCGCATACGAGGATGAAGGCAACAAAATCACGGAGGTCCCCGAATTACCCATAGCAGTCAGAGCCGGATCAGAATTGAGGGCTTTGAGCTACGTGACCGGGACGGCGTTTCTGGTTTTGATGGCAATCGGCTTTTCCCGATCGCCAAAGAACGTCGTGAGCCTGTATCTCGTCGCCTATGGTTTCATTCTGTTGTTGTGGCCATTTGGGATGTCGAGATTTCTCGTTCCCCTCGTGCCTTTCCTCATCGCCTACGCATGGATTGGGCTAAAATCGTTGCGACCCCCTCGTTGGGTGCCGATCGTTTATGTGATCGCCTTCTGTCTTTGTGGGTCTATTGCAATGGGCAACGAATGGTTTGTGACGATTAATAGCCGGGACCAAGCGTCCCGTTCGTTTGACGACATAGTTTTTATTTTCCAGTACCGCATGGGCATCAAACTCTAGAAGGATCCTGCCGCTGGAATCGCCATTGGAGAGCCTAAGGATCGCCAAGCCCATGATTCTGGCTGATCCGCCCGAACTGATGTGGGACGGCTAATCTGAACGCGGCGTCGAGAAGTTTTTGCCGATCGTCGCGAAGGATGTTCAAGCCGTGTTGGTCAAGTAGGTTCACGCGACCACCTCGACTTTCGTGCCGGCTGGCACCGCGTAGAGAGCTGGGTCGGTGAAGGGGCCTTGTTGTTCGTAGACCATTTGCCCGGCCGCGTTCTGGACCATCGATCCGTATTTGCCGTTGGTCGGCGTCACGCTGACGGTCGTTGAGACTTGCGGTGTACTCGGCGAAGCGGCCTGCTGGGAGCCTGTCCAAAGGGGACGCAAGCTGAGGTCGTGGAAGGCGGCGGCTTGGGAGGGAAGGCCCTCCGTCAGCACCGGGTCGACGCGGAAGTCGTAAACCGTCGGCACCCAATACGGCGAGCCTTCGCCTTGCACCTTGGAGTGCAACCACGAATAGAGGAACACCGCGTCGAGGTCCTGGGCGATGGCCGCTTTGACGACTGCTGCCAAAACCTGAGACCGCTCGGCCGGCGGGTCGGGCGGGTTGCCCGAGCCCTGTGCGACGGGCCCCCATTCTGTGCAGATTTGCGGCTTGCCGTTCCAAGCGCATCCGCCTGCAACTGCCGCGAAGCGGCTGCGGGCGTTGGTTGTGGTCTCGGGTAACGCGGTTAGCCCGCAAAGAAAACCGTTACTGTCGCTCGGTGAAGAGCGGCTGTAAAAATGGAAGTCGACGACATCGCCGACAGCGGCCGGCGCGACGAGGCTGGAGTAGGGTGCGTCGCCGTAGTACGTCCCGGCGATCACGAGCGCATGCGTGAGATTTCGCACCTCGGCCGCCTGCGCGCCGAGCACGGCTGTCTCGGTATCCGCACAGAACTGGGCGTGCTGCAGAGCGCCGAACTGGTTGAGCGAGAGGCCGTTCGCCTGGCACCAGGCGGTGGCCGCCGCGTCGAAGAGGCCGTTGAGCACAGGGTGCGAGGTGTACGACCAGGGGTCGTCCTTCGCGAGAGAGTGCTCGTTGTGCAGGATGACGGCCATCAGTGTCGGGTCGTCACCGAGTGCCTGGTTGGTGTACGGATTGACCCAACGCAACAGCTGTTGGTTGAACTCGGCCTGCAGCTGCATGAGGCCGGGATCGAACCACATCCAGGGATGCATGCAGCCGGCCGGATAGCCCAGATAACTGGATGTCGTGCATTCCGCGAAGGTCGGGCACGCCCAGGCCGGCACGTCCGAGGGCAGCAACTGCCGCATGTAGTGCAGCGTCAGGACGATGCGAATGTTGCGCTGTCCGCACGCATTAAAGAACCAGCCGAGGGCCTGCAGACTCACGGGATCGAGCTGCCGCGTCGTCGTCTGCGGGCCGTTCGCGCAACAGAAGAGATTGCAGCCTCGGAAGGTGTCGAGCCCATGAATGCGGACGGCCCGCACGCCGGCGTTCACGAGGTTGTCGAGCTGGGCGGCGACCAGGGCGGTGCAATTCGGGTCGAGCTGCGGCTGACCGTTGTGCATGGTGACCATGCCGAGGATCGCCCAGTTATCGACGTTCACACCAAAGAACGTGCAGCGCTTGGACCCAAGGGCGAGGTGGCCGTTTTGGACAGTGACCGGGCCCGCGCTCGTCGGAGGAGCGTCGGGCGAGTCGAACCAGATCGTCGGAGGTGAGGGGATGTTCATGTCACGTTTGTAGGGTGGGCCAAGACCGGATTTCCGGCCGCCGGCCCACCAACTGATTTCTGACTGACGATGAAATGGTGGGCCTGCGGCCGAAGCGGCCTTGGCCCACCCTACAAGTCACAACTGTTTAATGCTTAAGCAGGCCCATTGCGTTTCCTGTTTTTCGCGACTCACCTTGTCGATCCGCCACTTGACGCTGTTGGCGTCTTCGATGACATCGCCGTTCTTCAGCACGCGGCCATTCGCACTCGGATTCAGCAGAGCGTCGGGGATGATCCAGACCGTCGTGTTTGCGTCATGCGTGAAATCTGCGAACAGGCGTCGCGCCTGGTACTCGTTGAGCTGTGAGGCCGTCGCGATACTGACGTTCGTGCCGCTCCCTGGTCCGCCCGAGGTGGCATAGATGATGACGGTGACCGCTTGTGTATCGACCCACGAGACATATTCAGCGTCCAGGATGGATTTGAGGGTGCTCACAGTACTAGTCCAAAGTCCGAGGTCCAAAGTCCAAAGTCGGAAGCCATTGCAGCCGGAGGTCTTTCAGTCATGGACCTTGGACTTTGGACCTTGGACTTTTCTACACCTTGCCGCGCGTTTGAAACTGATACGGGCCGCCGACAATCGAAATCTGCTCGTTCAGTTGGTTAAGTTCATCCAACAGCGACTTGCGATAACCGACTTGGTCGACGCTCACGCCTTCGCCGGTGGTGTTGGGTCCGCCGCCCGGCAAGGTAGTCGTGATCGCGGCCAACTGGGCGTAGATCGCGCTCCGCCGGGCGAGTAGATTCGTCAAGTCTTGCGGACTGGGAAGACCACTCACAGGTAGCACCTGTCTGTGCGGGCTAGCCGCGTGTTCGTCGATTCGGCGTCAATGCGGCTAGCCCGCACCAGCCGGCCCTTGGCCGAGCGGTTAGCCCGCACACAGAGCCACTGGCTCAAATTGGTAGGCGTCGTGGTTCCACTTGAGACACCCGTTTGGGAGGAATCTTCGGCTCTCGGGCTCGTAGCTTGCATTGGTCCAGGCGAGAAGCTGGGCCCCCATCCAGAATTGCTGGGTTTGTTCGCGGCCCTGAGCGTCGGTGACCGTGCGAGTTTCTTTCTTGGTCTCGACCGTCTCGACGATCTGGTAGTAGCCGTTGGGGCCGAACTGCTGGACCTTGTCGTTCTTCATCCGCGTGGCGAGGTGAATCTGCGGTGCGTCGCACCATTCGCACTTGAAGCGGTGCCGATGTGATTGGGCTCCGAGGTTCTTGATCGCGACGTACTGCCCGATCGCGTCGGCCTCGTCCATGCCATAGAGAAACATGGCGAGCGAATCGGTGCCGCGTGCGACCGCGAAGAGTTTCACCGGCACGAGGCGCTCGGCGATCACTTCGCCGGGACGTGAAGGATCCTCACCGGTGAAGACGTAAGGCTTTTCACCGGCAGCCGCGTCGACTTCGGCGTTCGGAGCCGGGGAGGGGATCGGAGTTGCGCTGTGCCCGATTCGGAAGTGGACCTGCAGGGCGCGATCGGCCCGGTCATCCACTTCAGCACTCGAATTCTGAGCAGTCTCTTCGTCGAGCTTTCCTTCGGCGATCAGTTTCTTGACCGCGGAGACAACCTTCGCGGTGTCTAGCTGGTGGGCTTTAGCCCATTCTTGGAGAGTCATGGATAGTTCCTTGTTCGTTTGTGTTCGTATTCAAAGAGCCGCGCACGCAGTAAGCGCTGAATTCGAGACGCGGTTTCGATGCGGAAGACCGCTTACTTCGTGTGCGGCTCCTTCAGAACTAGGCGGTGCACTTGGCGACGTAGCGCGGGTCGCGGACGGCGACGGTACCGCGTTCGGTCACTTTGAAGCGGGCCACCACGTCTTCGGTGAATTCGGCCTCGTTGCCCGGCGGGGCTTGGATGACTTGGATGGGCCAGTTCTCCATGTACATGAAGGCCCGTTTGAAGTCGCCGATGAACCAGCTCGTGGCACTCGAGTCGCGGGCGAAGACGAGAGGGCTCGAGAGCACTTCGAACTGGCTCACCGGGACTTTGCCGCCGAACGGCGACGGGTTGCGCGCCGGATTCGGCGCGTGAGTGGACCAGGTGCCCCCCGCAGTGGTCGGCGTGTCGGTGGTGAGTCCCGGAGCGGCCCACACCTCTGTCGCCCGTTGCAGGGCCATCGCGGTCGGATGCAGGGCCGAGGGGACAACCATCGTGTCGGCCATTACGGCGATCGGTTCGCCCGTGAACGGGTCGGTCATCTTGTCGAAGAGCAAGAGGGCCGTATTGATGCTCACGAAGTCGATGAGCTGATTGGCCGCCTGGACGTTGATCCACGGCGACGACGACTGATACGTGTTGTAGGCGGTGCCGAGGAAGTTGTAGGAGTTGGTCAGGCCCAGGATGTGGTCGAGAATCCGTTTCTCCTTGTTGACCCCCATCCAATAGCCGACCTCGCCGGCGTTCTCGAGCACGAGCCCCGTGCGGTCGAAGAAGACCGTTTCGAGCGTAACCTGCACGATCATGCCCCGCTTGGTTGTTTGTGGCGTCTGAATCCACGACTCGCTGAACGACGCGGTCGGGTAGGCCTTGCCTTCGCCAATCGACTCGGCCTCGTCACCGATACGATTGATGCCGGGGATCTTTTCGCCGTTGAACTCGGTCGGAACGGTTGTCACCAGCTTTTCGCCGATGAACGAGCGGTCCTTGTACCGATCGAGCAGCGTCGAATACATGATCTGCCCGGTGATGTTGGAGAAGTTGGCCGTGCTGATCGCGTTGCCGGCTTCCTCCAACAGCGTGCGACCGCCGCCGCGCGACGGGTTAAAGCTGTTGACCAGTTCGGGTCCGACGCGCTGGCCGTTGGCCCGGGTCTCGACGAAATTCTCGAAGAGGCCGCGGATGGAGAATTCGTGCGGGGAGATTTGCTGGGACTCGATGGCCCCTTTGAGGCCGGTCCAGAAGTCGTCTTCTTTGCCTCTCGCGCGACGGTCTTCGAGTTCTTTCCGCAAATCGCGGTGAAAGCGTTCGTTGTAAGCCACTGCCTTTGCCCTTGAGTTAGCGATGAATGCTGGAGTGTTGAGACAAGTGAGATGCGGCGGGTGGCTGGGGTCGAATCGCTTTGATTCGCCCCCAAATCGCGAATTCTGGGGCTCGCTACGCTCGACCCCAGCCACCCTGAAGTGCAGGCGATTAGTCCGGGTTACTGAGATTGGGTGCGCGTTTCTGCCACACCTGCACGTAGTCGATGTAGACGTTCTCCATGCCGCCGGTGACCGTGCTGCCGTTCTTCACACCGACGATCGGGTACAGGTAAGTCGTCACCGGTGAAGTGAAACTCACCGTGTCCTTGATGGGATAGAAACCCGAGCCGGCGGAGACGTTTTGCAACAGGGGCTGATCGTTGAGGAAGTAGCTCACCGTCAGGGTCTGCGCGGTCGATTGGGCGGTGCCGCCGATGACCGGTTCGACGAGGATGCCCAGCTTGACGAAGCTCGAGACGCCGGCCGTGTTCTTCGACGAGTTGAGCGTTTGGGTTGTCCCCAGGCTCGACACCGTGGACCAGATCGGTGAGCCGCTGGCATGCCCTTGCTTGTAGATCAGGGCGCCGTAAAAGTTGCTGCTCGGTCCGCCGCTCGATGACTGCAGCGCACTCGTCACCGTCCCGGAGAACAGCCCCGCGCACACGTTGGCATTGTTGGTGTTGGCTTCGACGTATTGAATCATCGCCTCGAAGAAGATCGGGCAGTCGGCCACGAGCTGAAAGACGCCGTTGGTGCCGCTGATGTAGGCGGCATCGTTGGCGGCCGGCGTGCCGCCCGAGGGAACGAGACCCAACACTCCGCCGGCGACGTTGCCCGACGTCTGAACCGCGTTGGTGCCGCCCGTGCTGGTCGACGTCCAGCGTCCGGTCGCTCCGGGACCAAAATCCATGAAGTCGTCGAAGAAGCCGTAGCTGTTGACGAGAAACGGTGCATGAATCGGAACGTTTGGAGTCTTAGCCATCTTTTAGCCTTGTTTCGTGCGCGGCCGCGGAGACGCAGCGCGAGCTGTGGTTCCTGACGTGGGAAAGCGAAATGGGTTTGGCTGAGAAAGGTTGCCTGACAAACGGGAGACAGACGGGAGACTATTTCAAGCGGGCTCTACCGAGCGAAAGCAGAAGATCCTGCATTGCGTCGGACGGGCCTAGCCTGGCTGCCTTGGTCGCTGACAGGGGGAGGGGAGCCGCACTCCGCGGCCGGCTGACGAACGGTTTTAGTGCGGGTCGCGCTCCGAGCGCGCTCCCGGGCGGGACCACGGCCAGCGATTCGATGAGCGCCTGCTGCGCGTGCTCGTCCTCTTGCGCCGCCACTGCCGTAATCAGTTCGGGCGTGAGCGCGAGCCCTCGTTGCGAGAGCAGGATGCAGGCTGTCTCGCGCGCTTCGAGCAAGCAGATCCGCTTCCGCAAGCCGGCGACGCGGGCTGTTTGCCCCAGCGACTCTTGCATCGCCTGGTCCGAGTCGTCGTCTGCCGATTCCTCGGCTTCGGCGCCGTCATCGTCCTCGGCGACATAGGTGTCGTCGTCGCAACCCGGGCCCTCGTTCGGGCCCCGCGGCGCTGACTTGGCGACTTTCAGGATCGCACCCAGCACTTGGAAAACGGTGCCCGGCAGGTCGAGGTCTTCACGTTTGCAGGCGGCCATTACCTCCTGGCAGAATGAGCCGCGTGAGTCAGACACCCGCGACCGTCTACCAGATTTGCCGGCCGTTACATCCGTCGAGGCATTGCTTTGAGCCGCGGCTTCGCTCGTCATCGCGCCGTCGTCATCCATTGGGCTGCTCTCAAACAAAGACGTGGTGGTTCCCGGTCGCTCGGCAATCAGATCGACCGAATGGACCTGGTTGATCTTCGTGACCTTGCCCCGGTTGTCGCTTCCTTTGTCGACCTCACCGTGGGCGTGATGCGACATGGTGAAGACGTCGGGCATCTCTTCGGCCGCCTCGAGCACCATCGGCGTCAGCGGATGATTGTCGAGGTAACGAATGTCGGCATAGGCCCCGTCCGATTCGACCCGCACGTTTTGCAGCTTGCCGAAGCGCTGCTTCACGTGCCGCGAGCCGTCGGGCACTCGCATTCCGTTTCCGTCCCGCTTCGACTCGAGGTGGTCGAGGTTGACTGGTGCCCCCTCATAGAGCGGCAAGGCCTCTTTGATGGCGGCTGGGTCGTAGTCGTAGCCTGCCATGTCGGCGAAGTCCTTCCCCAGAACTGCCCCAGGATTCCGCGAGTGAAAACCCAAGATCTTCACGCCACGGATCAATTTCGATTTGCGATCGACGCGTCCGCCCGCCGGCGCTTTGCCGATGGCGACGCGCTCTTCCAGAGCGATGTCTCGCCTTGTGCACGCTAGCTGCGTCATCTTTTTACTGACTCCGATGCGGTTCGCCCGCAGTATCCGTCGGCGTCTGCCGTTGCGGCAGTAAACTGCCGACGCAGACGAATCGGCCATCTCTAGTGGTCATCCGCCTGCCTTCACTTCTGCCCACTCGACCGTGATACCGACGCGCCAGGTGTTCGACGCGCCCCAACCGCCGGGCGTCCGCACGATCAGTGCCTCGTTGTTCGCAAGCACGAGCGGCCGCGCCGGATGCACACCCCAGCGATACAGGTCATAAGTCCCGCCAACGCCGACGGCGTTCCCTGCGACCGCGGCATAGGCGATGCCGGTTGTGTCGAGAGTGAGGGTGCCTGCTGTCAGCCCGGCCGTCGACGCGATCCGTAGGTCGCCTTCGGAGTTGAAGAGCGACGCCGGATAGTCCTGGCTCGACAGAGCTTGAGAGGCGGTCGCGCTACCCGGCACGATGGCCGTTCCGCCCGATGGCGCTGCGGTTGAGCTGCGGCCGATGATCGCCTGAAAGTCGGCCCCGACGCCCGAGCTGAATGCTTCACACTTGGCGGCAACGGTGATGCGGGAAATGAGCGCGGAGTACGTGGCGTCTCCCCACAACATCGAAAACAGCTGCCCGTTACCGGCAATACTCCCCGCGACGGCGCCGCTGACGGCGCCGATGGAATACCATCCACGCACCGTGAGACGGCCGAGCAGGGGATCCGAGATGATGTTGTTCAACATGGTTGATTGCCTTTAAGAAGCCGCGCACGCAGTAAGAGGTATTTCATTTCCTGTTTGTTGTCGCCGCATCGAAGACCGCTTACTTCGTGCGCGGCTCTTTGATGCAGCTAAGCACCATCGGCTTACGCCCGACGCTCGCCTGGCGAGTGAGCTTGGCGAGCCGCCAGCGTGAGCTCGCGGGTGCTTCGCATTTGCTATTTCGCGACTCCATCGCCGTCCTCTTCCATGTGTTTGCGTTCGGTCTCGTAGTCCTCTCCCGCCTTGGCGGCGATCGTCCGATTCGAGAGGACCCCGAGCTGCTTGTAGACTGCGGCTGCTTGAGCGGTCGCCAATTCGTCGCGAGTCGCCACCGTCGGCGGGACGATTTGCAATTCGACGAGCTGCATGAGTCGCTCGACGTCGGCGATCCCAAATTGCTCGAAGCGGCCCGCGTGCGCGGCGATCGCCAGCACCTTGCGAAAGATCCGTCGAAAGCGGCTGACGAAAAATCGCTGGTCGGCCTCGCGGGCCTTCACGAACGGGCTTTCGGCGATCAGCGTGGACGAATAATTCGCGTTGCTGGCGTCACCGGAGATCATGTATTCGGGCATGTTCCAGCGGGTGCCGACCGCCCGCATGATGTATTGAGCGGCCGCGACCGATGATTCCTCCTGCCCGTCGGGCAGCGGCTTGTATTCCTGTCCCTTGGGAACGGTGAACACGCTCCCTTTCTGAATCCGCAGCCGCCCTTTGGCCGCCGCTCCGGTGGTGACCGGGTTCGCATTGGCGATGGCCAGGTTCTGAGCCATTTGCGGCGTGGTGCCCGGCGGCATCTGTGTGATCCACGGCACGGCCGCCCGCATGGCCGAACCGAGGGCCACTGCGTCGCGGAGTTTGTTTTCGCCGACCAGGTCGGTGAGCACCGCCCACATATCCGGGAGCCCGCGCTTCACGTTCCGGTCGGTGTTGACCTTGATGTGCTCCATGAGGCCGCTGCCGAGCCGCAGAGCCAACTCGAGGTCGTCATTCGGGAGGAAATCAAAATCGGTCCCCTCCGGATTCCACAACACGTGATACCCGACGACCGTCTCGATGTCCGATTCATGCGTGACGACGCCGAACACCCAGTCGAGCGGCACGGTGTTGCTCATGTCAGGCGACAGCCCGACTCCGGCGGCGAGCCAATCCTCGAAATCGGTGGCGTTGCCCGGCTCGGTCACCCGCTCGGGCTCGATAAACCGCGTGCGGGCGATACCGTTTTTGCCCGGATAGAGGGCTGCGAACACTTCGCCGTCGCGCCGCACCCGATTATGCAACTCGCGTTCGCGATCGCCGACCCAGTCGTTCAGCTCACAGAACTCGTCGAGCACATCCTGAACGCACGCGGCCAGGCCATCGGGCGCCTGGCGTCCTGCGCGAAAAGGTCGATCGGCAACTTCGTAAGTAAACCCCTTGCCGATGACGTAGTTCCCGAGCGCCTCGAGAGCGCCGATCGCCATCGGAGCTGTCTGGGCGACGATGCGGGCCGCCCCGCGGATCATCGCCAGCTGGGCTTCGGTCTGAAAGATCGGCCGATTGCGGCCGTGCCGCCGGTCATCGACCAGCGACAGGGGCAAGAGCGGCTTGCCAAACCCGAAAGTCGGGTCGTCGATCAGGAATTCGAGAGGGTCGACCCAGGATTCGCCGGCCCGCGACACGTAGCCGTCGAACTCCCACTCGAGCAGTTCCCGGCCCTCACTCGCACCACGGTTGCCGCCCGGGGAAGAGAAGTCTCCCGGGGCAGGGCTTTCATAAAGTTCGCGTGTTTGATCCAC